GTGTCGAGCAAAGAGTTTCGAACGATGAGCGGGAACTCTTTTTTCTCGATGGTGTTCATCGATCTCTTGAACCGCCTCATGTCAGACAATATCGAAACGCGCATGGCCACCCCTCAGAAATAATTGGCGCGGGTGAGGCATACCCCCACCCCCCGTTTTTATTTATCACAGATCGGCATCGTTTCCAAATGCCTCCTCTGCCGCGAGTGCCAGGTATCCGATGCCATCGACATATGAATCGAGTTTCGGCTTGTGGCGGTTCCTGGCAATCTTCGCCAACGCAAACATTTCCGCCGCCTGGTATGCCTTCACCTCGACGCCCAGGTATGCGGTGAACATCATCGCCATCGCTTCGAATGTGCTGTCACCGTACTGATCTCGCCGATCGCCGTTGATGAGGTCTTTCGCCTCTGCGATCACCTGATCTCTGATCTGTTTTTCCATCTGATTTACTCCTACAAAAATTTCCTAGACTACAACTACAAACCCCTAAAGGGGATTTGTAGTTTTTGTAGTTATCTACAAATCACTACAAATGACTACAAAAACTACAGATTACAGAGGTTAAGTGTTTGATTTCATTTGATATGTGCATTTGTAGTTTATCCGACCATTCCTTCCTTTGCTACAATCCACAAAAACCCCTCATTTCGCGCCATGTATCCTGACTTCACCATCGATTTCACCGCTCCCGAATAGGCTGAATCGGGGTTGGATTTGTCGCTCAATTTGCCCTTGGCGTGTTTCTTGAGATCGGCCTCGGGGATACACCAGAACGCGCCAGGTGCCGGCCATCCTGTGCCGCCAGGGTTTGACATTCCAACGCCATCGCCGCGCAACTGTTTGAAAGCCTCGATCACCGCGATCTGGTTGTCGCCACCTGGCCGCGATCGTTTGAGGTCATCAACATCGGCCTGATCCGCGATCTCGATGAACGCGGTTGTCACGGGATCGCCATCCTCATCCTCGCCGAGTTCCATCACGCCCAGGGTAAACCCGAGAGGCGGCTTCGGCTCCATGTCGCGCTGTTTGGTTGTCTTGACTAGCTTCAACCCGCCATCGGCCAGTTCGAGTTCAATCTCGGTGTCTGAGGCCGCTCTGAGGCTTGAGTGGCCCCTTGCCCCCGCTGCGGTGTCTTTGCCGCTGTGGTGGACGATCATGATGTGTGCGCCGGTTAGATCGCGCAACACATCGAGGTTGCCGATAAACCTGGTCATGTCTTCTGGCCCGTTCTCATTGCCGCCGGCCATTGCCCTCGAGAGTGTATCGACCACGATCAACGCCGGTTCGCCCGATCGCTCGGTGATTTCCTTCAATAGTTCTGAGAGCGCCGGCATATCGACTTCGGCTCTCAATAGGTCGATCGGTGATGGCCTGATATACAATGGCGCATCATCGACGCCCTTTTTCTGTCTCAGCGCATAAACGCGGTTTCTGAACGCCTGACCGCCTTCTGTGGCCAGGTATAGCACCGGCCCACCTCGAACGCGACAATCGTTCCATTCTTGGCTTGCTGCGACTGCAAACGCCATATCCAGGCAAAAGAATGATTTGCCCACGTTCGATGGGCCATAAACAACCGACATCTGAGATTTTCCGAGCCAACCTTTAATCAAATAAGAGGATTTCAAAACAGGCGTTGCATCTGCTAAGGTAAAAATGCGGTGCAGTTTGAATTGGTCTCCAGACCCGCTGACAACTGTCATGCCGCTGGCCTCACCAGGCGCGTTTCCTCCCGATCCGCTTGGTGAGGTTTCATTAAGAGGCTCACCTTCCCAGGAACCCATTATTGGCTTTAGAACTTGCGCGGCTGTCGGCCTGGCGGGATTTATTTCCTCGCCGTATTTTCTGACCGCGTCGACGAAATCGCCATTGTGTTCGTAATGAGCAAAGAGGTCGAACGCATCGCCGGCGCAATATCCATCTTTCCCTCGGCCCAGGCCGTTGTTTGCATCGGATGCCGAGAGGCTGACCCAATATTCGCCGAAATCTTTTGTGGCGAATGATCCGCTCGACTGATAGCGCGATCGATACTGATCGGATTGTCCGAGCCTGGCGTATTGATAACGCTCGAGCAACTCGGCCACCGTGTGACGCTCATTGAACGCATCAACCACGCTTTCGGTGTCCTGGTTCCCGAATGGGTCTTTGCGTTCCTCTGCGCGTTTCTTTGCCGCCTCGAGAGCGGCTTGTTCGCGTTCCTGGTCTGCCAGGACGTTTTGATATTCGCGCTCGGCCACATCGGACGTTTCCCAAACGAATGCGGTTGGCCCTTTGTGCAGTTCGTATTCGTAAAAATACGGGATCGCCGCCGCGTTGCGTTTATCCATCGGGATGTTTGGCAAATAGATCGGTTGACCTGGCCTGGTCAAAGCGCGATCGCATTCGATGTTTTTCTCGCCCATCATATCAAACAACGCGCGTTGAATTTCATTGTATCGACCGCCAGGAACATTGGCGCGAACGGGAATGATGAAACGCCACTTTTTATTCTCGACGGTTGATCCCGATGTCGAATAAATCAGGAAATATACGTCACCGCATATCGCCAGGATCGCGTTCATTATCTCGGCTTTTGTGTGATTGCCGGTGTCGATGTCGCCGGCGAGTGCAACGTATTGCCCCGCTTCACGCTGTCGATCGTGTGACCTGGCGTCAAAATCCCGATAAGTTGAGAAAATCGCCCATTGCGATTGATCTTTTGGCTTGCTCGATGGCTCTCTGACCAACCGTGCAACGTCTTTCAATTCGAGGTTTTGATACGTTTCGCCTGTTTTGATCTTTGTATCATATGCCCCAAATCCGGTTAAAAATGTTTTTTCCATGCTTTTCACCTCTATTTGGTGAGGCCCAATTTGACGCTTGACTTCGATGAAATCAACCCCGAATATAGCCGAGCGATATAAATCCTATATATTGCGTGTGAATAGAAAAGGAATACAAATGCTAGTATCACAAACCTCTGGCGACTATGAACTCGCCCCTGTCGGCGTATATCGTGCCGTTTGCTCCCGTCTTTTGAACATGGGCATTCAAGAAACGAACTATGGTGACAAACATCAAATTCACCTGGCGTTCGAGATCGATGAGAATATGGCGGATGGTCGGCCATTCTTAATGATGCAAAATTACACTGTTTCGCTGAATGAAAAGTCCAGGCTCCGCAAAGACCTCGAGGCATGGCGCGGCCGTGCGTTTACCGCTGAGGAACTTGGCGGGTTCGATCTCAAAACCGTTTTGGGAAAGCCTTTGCAAATCTCGGTGGTTCACTCTGAGGATGGCAAGTATGCAAACATCGGCGCGATGATGCCATTGGGTCGGGGTCAACAACCTTTGGCCCCTACCGGCGATATTTTATATATCAAGTCGCTGCCCGAGGATAACAATTCGTTTGAGTTGCTTTCCGAGCGGATGAAAGATCGAGTTTCTGCCGGATTGAAACGCTTTGACGCTCAGATGGCCCAGATGTCGGTTCATCCTGATCCGCTGCCTTCCGCCCCCGCTCCGGTGACTGCCCAGAACTTCCAGGCTCCACCGCCACCACCACCGGCTGATCTCGATGATGAGATTCCATTTTAGATTTGCGGCTTGAATCTTGAATGGACGCCCCGAGGTTTGATCGCCTCGGGGTTTTTTTATTTGCCTTTGAATGATTCCTCGATCGCCAGGTCAACCAGGTATTCCGCAACTGATTCATATTTGCCCTTGAGCGTTTGGTTTACCACAAACTCCCAAACATCAGGTGTTGCGGCTTTAGAAAAACAAGCCCCGACTGATCCAATCGGCAATCGGATCGGTTGAGTTATCTTGGAAAATTCATTCATCACCAATCAACCGCCATAAAACGCTTGTGGATTTCCCGAACGCGCATCACATCGTCCTGGCAATATTCAGCGATTTTTGCGTGTTCTCCATTGCGCCAGGCATCGGCAACCATAGAGCCATCGAACCCGTCTTTGCCCTTGATCCCCATGATGTCGCATAATTCATCGAGCGCGACCGTTTTCCCGCCGCCGGCCCACATTATCATCGTGTCTTTGAGGTTTTTGTCCCAGGGTTTCGGATCGCGCGGGAATGTTGTGCGCCCAGGCAACTTGACGCCCAGCGCCACCGCGCGTTTGCGCATGAAACCGATGTCGAACCCAATGATGTTGTGACCGATGAGGGTTTGGGAATGGTATGGATCGAGGTCATTAAAAAACGCGGCCAACAATGGCTTTTCTTCCTCGAGGGTTGCGGCGTGAAAGCATTTGATCTCGCCATCGTTCTTTGCCCAGGCGATCGTGCAAATATGCCCTCGGCCACCATCGAACGATGATTT